TAGTTGAGATAAACCGTGTTGTTGACGGCGATACTATTGATGTCACCATTGATCTTGGGTTTGACTTATTCAAGAAAGAAAGAGTTAGAGTTGCAGGCGTTGATACGCCAGAGAAGAGGACAAGGGACCTAGAGGAAAAGGAGTTAGGTATCCATGCGACGAATTGGCTCAAAGAGAAACTGGATGGTGCCATTAGTGGGGATGACGATCTTATTATTCGTACTGAGTTGGTTGGTGGTATGGGCAAGTATGGTAGATTACTCGGTTGGTTGTACATCGGAGATGCTGAATTATCTCTAAATGAACAAATGATTAATGAAGGATATGCCTGGGCATATGACGGTGGAACTAAACAAAAGAACTTCGAAGAACTACGTGAGATTCGTAGACAACATGGAACTTTAGTATGACTCCTATTTTTGTATTTGGATTCGCAATCCTACTAACATTGGGAATGGAATTCACTTGGCCTGTAAGAATTAGAAAGTAATTTCTTATAGATATAGAAGAACTTTTAAAAGGGTGTAAGAAAATGCAAAAGATCGTTAACGGGATCGCATTGTTTTCAGGACTCGTTTCACTCTCTGTCGTTGTAGGTGGAGTATGGGTTTACCTTGAGAAAGATAACATCATCAACAATGCAAAGTCTCAACTTGTTAAAGGTGTAACTGCTGCAGTTTCAGAAGCACTCCCTGGTATGTTGGATGCTGCAATGCCTGAACTCCCTGGGGTAACTGGTGGTGCAATTCCTGGTGGCGGTTCTTCTACTCCTTCGCTACCTTTCTAATATTATTTGATGGAAATTCAACCCATTCGGATCAATCCCATCAGGATACAAGTGGACTCATTGTATGTACCACCTGTAGTATCAGGTATTAGAGCTCCTGTCACATTAGACATTGGTGTTCCTATTGTACAGATGCCTGGTTGTGTAGAAGCTCGTGATTCGACATCTTCAACACTCCCGAACGATGATCCGAAAGGTAATTTTACAGTCTGTGATGCTGGTGTCCCCAGTTATGATCCGATTCAGTATGAACCTGAACAGATGATAATAACGAGACCTGCGGAAGTACCCGAGGTCCCGACACCACCAACACCACCTGTACCTGAGACACCAAAAATACCAAATACTCCTCCTGTCACTGCAGTCACAGAGGAGGAAGAACAAGTAGAAACTCAACCAGAAATACCATGGGTAGAAGAGTATCTTCCTCCCGTAAGTACAGTTACAACTACCGCATCAATTGCTGTGGTTGCAACTACCTCTGCTCTGTTGGCAAAACCATTAGCAGATCTTTTACTTAAACTCATCAAACCAACTATCAAAAAAATAATTACCAAGTTGAAAACAATGATTGGTAAGAAAGTTAAGGTTGAGTCGTTAAGGGAGCGCCGAGGTCAGCAGCGTTCGAGGAATAAGGCTGTTCGGATTTTGAAGGGGAGGGAATAATATGTCTGTGGGGAGGGATGACACCGCCAGGGTTAGTAACAATCACATCCGCACACACTTTATAATATGGCGACTTGGGGTGGAAATAGATGCCTTGCTTCTTCAACTCACCACAATTCTTCAATCTGGCAATCTCAAAGTCTAATCGCTTATTTGCAATCTGTTGCTGTTGTAATTCAATCTGTGTCCGTGCAGCTAACTTACACTGCTCTTGAAGTTTCTTATCTAATGGTGTAGACCATGTAGCAGAAAAACCAACGGAGAGGTTTGTATTATTCTTTTGACCTGTTCGAGTGGGAACGTAATATAAAATATCGCCTGGATTATCTAAAGAGCCGTCTTCATCGAGATCACGCATATCATACACTGGGTCATCATAATATGGCTCGTAGGGATGTGCCTGTGATAATGAACCAGTGATAAATGGCGTTACGTTAAGAGTAGGTCCTTGACATTGAATTCCTCCTCCATATGTGTTGGTGATATATGGTCCTTGGAGGACTTGGATAGCCTGATTAGTAACACTGCCTGAAGAGTTAGCAATAGGAGAAGCTGTGGCGCTAACACCACCCACAGTTTCAGCCAATGACGAAGACGGGAATAATACACTTAAAATTACTGGGAGAATATACTTGTAGTGTCCGTGACACTTTGAACTTCTGTGGTGCGTTGGATAATCGTGTGATTGCTGAGCCCTGGACCTGAATAGGTTTCGGTGAACTGGAATGGATCCCCTATGTTCGTTTGAGAAAATTGTGGCTTTGATGTTACTCCAGTCCATGATGAGGTCACCCCATTGATATTAACATTGACAGAACCTGTTCCTGGAGATAATGTTCCGTTTACTTTCACTCCAGATCCTGTTGCAGAGTATTGATACCCTGTGTTGTAGTCCATCGAATTGATGGTCTCAGTAATAGTTTGTGTTGTCTCGGTATGGCTAGTCATTGAGCCTTGAGTAAAGTTTGGTACAACTGGAACCGCATGAGCTGATTGTACCAAACCATGTATTACACCAAGAATCAATCCAAGACCGATTGCTTCTTGAAGTCTATCCATCAATCGATGACCGTGATCTCAGAGACGAATTGACCAGTTGCACTTGTACCAGCACCACCTGCAGTGATAGCAATAGCACCATCAGTACCAATCGTACCTGCAAGGTCACCTGCAGTACCAGCAGTATAAGAAGTCTGACTAGAGAAGTTACTTACTTCGCCAACAGTAGGAGCACTTGTACTCAGAGCATCACCCTGTAAGAATGATGTACTAAAGGAGAATGCCTCTCCACCAGTAGCATCTAATTGGTTTGCTGTGATGGTACCAGGAGAATAAACTCCACTGCTAATAGTACCAGTAGAAAGCATTCCCGCAGTGGTTCCGTCAGAGGTACCAACATTACTTCCAGACACAGAGTACTGGTTTCCGAGTCTCGTTGCGGTACTTCTTGCAGAATCAACGGTGAGTTGAACCGA